TTGAAAGGTTAGACCCTTCAAAGTCATAATCGGTAAAATTAGAGTTTGATTTTAGATAATCTTGTAAAGTTATCTTAACTTGGTCAAAATCCAAGTTACTAAAGTTAGCTAATGGCATTTTTATCTACTTGATTGCAAAACAAATTGTAATTCTTGTGCTGGAACGTTCCTTCCAATGATCTCATATGTTATAGTTACATCAAAACTGTTGTTTTCAAAGTTTGGATCTGCTAAAACATCGATCAATTGCACTCTATCTTCATAAGTTTCTATAGACTCACGTATTTCATCTACAATAATAGTGGCAGTGATGTCATCTATGTTCTCAAAAAGAGATTCAGTGATCCTAGAACCAAAAGATGAATTAAAAAACTTCTCTCCAGGTAATGTAAATACAATGTTTCGTATAGAACGTGCAATTGCATTCTCATTTTTGAGTGC